AGATGCCAAAGAATTAAATAAAGCACTTGAAGAACAAATCGCCATCTTCGGCAGATTACGGGATGCCCGTATTCGTGCTACAGGTCAGGGCGCATTAGGTACGGTTATGCCGGAAAGAGATAAGGCGAAAGACTTGACCAATCTTAAACTTACTACCGATGGGAACGCTGCACTCAACCAGGTATTGTTAAGGCAATCGGAACTACAAGACCAACGAAATCAAAACATGGCTATTGCCAACGGTCTTACTGATGTAGCTATGAATAGTCTTACAGGACTTGTTAACGCTATGGCAAACGGTCAGAATATTGGGCAAGCATTGGGGGATATGTTTAAGCGGTTAGCATTAGACATAGCACTTGCGGCAGCGAAAGCGGCCATATTTCAAGCGATACTTTCTGCCGTTACTGGGGGCGGTGCAGCTGCTGGTGGTGCTGCCAAAGGCGGTGGATTCCTTAAGATGTTCGGCAAGATGCTCGGTTTCTCCGAAGGCGGCACCGTATCCGGCCCGAAGTCGGGGTATCCGGTAATGTTACACGGCACGGAGCATATTGTACGACCCGATCAGATGCGGTCCATTATCGCATCGGCTGCACAAATGGGAGGGGGTAATAGCAGGGTGATAGTGGAGGGAAGGATATCCGGTCAGGACATTTGGTTAAGTCAGCAAAGGACAAACACATTCAGAGCATTAACAACCTAACCTATGCCATACGGTAAGAAATACATATTTTCCGCTATCAGCAAATCAGGGTTAACCTATACTGCTGAAATTTGGGAAAATGATTATGTAGGCACAACGTACAACGTGAACACGGGGGCAGACCCATTTGTACTTGATTGCCTTGCTTCCGGTGATGACCCATTTCAACCTGTACTACCAACAACGCTGACTATACAAGCAGATTTCACGGACTTTGCTGGGCCGCTGCCTGACTTTCTTACAACGGACAGCAAAAAATACTACGTTAAATTATACGCAAACGGAACTACATATTTTGTATGGCAGGGGTTCGTATTGATGGACACGCTATCAATACCATTCACAACGGGCAGAAACTTCGTTAACATCATTTGTGTTGATGGACTTGGTATAATGAAATCTGCGCCATACGGATTTACAAGCGCAAACATAAACACAGGCGAATCGCTGATACAAATTATAAGGAACTGCATCGCAGCCGTTGGCACACCCGAAACATTCTACATTAATAGTGCCGTAAACTATTACGCACAATTCCAAAATACTGCACAATCGTACCTCCGGCAAACGTACATCCTGCCTTCTGTTTGGATGAACGCTGACTATACTTTCAAGTCATGCTATGATGTGATTGAAACTATCTGCCAGTCACATGGAATACAGATATATCAATCCAATGGTGAATGGTGGGTTACATCGGTGAATGAAAGGGCATCCGATACGCTACGAGTGTTCAGGACTGATAATTTACTAACGGCTGACACATTAAGCACCGTAAACATTAACAGAACTATAAGACCATACCAAAGCGATGCACTCACTCCGTTTTTCTTCATTGAAAATACACAGAACAAAACAATATCAAAGGGGTACCAATATATTGAACTTGCCGGCCCTATTGATTATGCAGACAATAGCGTAATGAATGGAAACATGGCTATCATTACAAGCGGAGTGCCTGACTTCTTTACACGAACAATCGGCACAAGCGGAACATTCGTAATGAATAGCAATAGCGGTATCAATGGTGCCACAATGATTGCAGGAACAACGCAAACAGATTTAACGGCAAATTCATGCGGAGATGTTGGGGCAGGGGATATACTTGAAATAAAGTATCAAATAAAGGCAGCCGTTACAGGTGCAATGCGTGTAGAGATTAAAGTAGATACCGGCTCACTTGTTTACTATTATCAAAAGTCAGGTAGTAATTCAATATGGAGTACTACTGCCAACTTTTACGATGATGATATTAACGGAACATCAATGGAAAGCAGGACAATAACAACCATTCCAGTTCCAGCAGGTGGCTTTCTTACTTTACGATTTAGGGTGCAGTCAGGCGGTATCAATGAAGCATTTATAGCTAATATCAAAAAGACTGCAAAGCCATCAATAGCAGAGCAAAGAACGCTCTACAATCAAACATCAACCAATCAGTATAAAAAGGAACTTACTACAAAAATAGGGTTACCATTCCCGGCGGATAGCACAACGCAGGTACAGACATTGTTAAGTCTTGACCTTGGCGGTTCACCATTAGGAAACTATCAAAGATTCGGAGGAACAGAAACCTATGCCAATTTAGGCAATCTTCTGTACTCGCAGTTGTATAATATCCTATCAATTCCACAGGTTAACATATCTTTCACGGCTTACAATTTATTCAATCAGTCAGGGAACTACATCATAGGACTGCTGCATAATTTCGGAGTAGTTGACCCAACTACATTTGCAAGTATAAACGCTGCCCGGTTCATCATGGGTTCGTGTTCCATCAACTTCACAAAAAATGTGATTTCGGGTACTGCATTGCAGGTATCAAATGCGGTATTGACTTACACGCTGATTGATAATCCTGCTACATCACCTACACCAATTTGTAAGCAGTACACCAATAACACGGGGTCGAACTGGACAGGTTCCTATATCCGTTGTGATGGAGTTGCGTTTGGGCCTGTAACTTTGACACCGGGGCAATCCGTTTGCGCAAGGATATACACACCTATAACGATTAGCGGATCAAACTTAACAATGGGTATAAATTGCGTATAATATGACACCAGTAACCGGCCAAAAGCTAAACATCTACAAATACAATTCCATAGCGAATACCGACACGCTGATTGCTTGTGCAAGAACTTGCACGCTCAATGTGAGTGTAAATTCAATGGAGGTAACCAATATCAACTCCGCATGGTTTCAAGAGAGCCGCCCCGACGTTGCGAATTGGTCAATTTCAGCCGATGGGTTGGTGGTACTGGATGATTATTCCTACCTTTTTATGTTGCAGTCGCAGTTGGATAGGGAGGTGCATCTGATTAAGTTCGTTATTGACAATGGAACGGCTGGGGGGTTGGTTATCGTGTCGGGGTTGGTATGGCTGCAGTCAATAAGCATTACGGGCGCAAATAAGGACATCGGAACGTATCAGGCAACATTCCAGGGTACAGGGCCGTATTCGTTAGCAGGTACCACCATTACGCCCGTTGGGATACTTATACAAGGCACTACCGTACAGGTATTGCAGTATACTGCTGCTGGTGGTGAAACTTCCATCGCTATTCCTGGTGGGGCAGGTAAGACGATGCTATACGGTAGCAGGGGCGGTACGGCATTTGAAACTATCGTTTATACGGGTTCACCCGGTACGGGTTGCACCTGGACTATTAGCACAGGTACACTTGCCGTTGATAGCGGAGTGCCATTTTTCACAGGAGAGAAAATTATTATTTTAGTACAATAATCAGTTATGAGAAAGTTATTCACACTATGTTTATTAGTTTTTACTTTGTCCGCATCCGCCCAATGGCAGCAGACAGGTAGTAAGGTACGTTACGTTAATGGGTTGGGTATTCCCACGAAAGATACGGCCGCCGGGGTGAGTGCTGATAGTTCGCAGATACTGATTCGACCGGCTGATTCATCCCTGTATGTGAAGTATAAGAGGACATGGATGCGTGTGGGTGGTGGTGGTGGTAGTATTGCAGGTAGTGGTACTACAAACTACATACCTAAATTTACTTCATCAAATGCTATCGGTAACTCACAGATATTTGATAATGGAACGAACGTAGGTATAGGTACGGCAAGTCCAGCACAGAAACTTGATGTTAATGGAATAGCAAGAGTAACTACTGAAATGAGAAGTAAAAACACCGCAGGGAATATTTCCTATTTCACATTTGAAGAAAACGCAAATTCTAACTCTGCTACTTTTATTTCAGGTGATGCTCGAACAACAGGTAATCTTGGGTTATGGACTAACTCTTTGGAACGTATTAGAATTGATAACAACGGCAACGTAGGTATAGGTACGACAAGTCCGAGTACTAAACTTCATGTTAATGCTACAACATCAACTCCTTTAATTATTGAATCTAATCAAGCATCTACATTTTTAGGGTTAAAAGATGCAAGTGGAAGTTTTACAT